ATGGAGTGAGCCCCCCCCCATCCTTTTTTTTTTGAGGAGGCCCTTCATATACCATCACACACCCCAAGTATTTTTTTCCTTTTTTACACCCCTTCAAATTTTTTGAAAAAAAAAATACTTTTTTATTATATTAATTATGCTAAAATAACAATATAAAAAAAAAGGAAAAAATAATGAAATTAAAAAATAAAAATTTATCTGAACATAATAAAAAAATAATAGAAGCTATACCAAAAGAAATATTAATAAAAAAACTTATAGAAAAAGAACCTTTACAATTTAAAGATTTAAAAAAAGCCTTTTATGAAACAAAAGATGTAGATACTTTAAAAATGTATTGTTCTGTTATTGTTAATACTAAATAAAATGAAAGAAGATATTTTAATTAATTTAAAAGGGTTTTATAATCTTAAAGGCACAAAGTTTGAAAGAAACAAAACATCTATATTAAATTACAATAAAAAAAAGTTTAATAGAATAATAAATATAAAAGCAACTTGGTATATTAAAGATGATACAGAATATAATAAATATCTAATAAAAAAATATAATGCAACAGAAGTTAAAGAAAATTTATTTTCTTTTAATGAATTACTTGACCTCCTTAATGTTTCCAAAATTTTTGATAAAAGAAAAAAAACAAGATTATTAATAATAAAATATTTTAATCTTAATTCTATTAATATTAATGGAAGTTATTTTTTTACTCCAGACAATGAAAAAATTTTAAAATTCATTAATCAAATTAATAATAAAAATATTTTTTCTTTATTCACTTCAAGGGATGATGATTTTTATGATGATGAATTATTTGATGTAGTTTATAATTTAACAAGTCAAACAAAAATAAAAGGATATAAATAATGGTAATACCATATATGGGAAGTAAAAGAAAGTTAGCTCCAAAGATTATAGATAAGATATTAAATGATAATCCAAATTGTAAATATATTTATGATTTATTTGGAGGTGGAGCTGCTATTAGTTTAGAAGCAATGCAAAGACCAGAAATAGAACAGGTTTATTATAATGAATTAGACTCTGGTGTTAGTAATCTATTAAAAGAAATAACAACTAATGGAATGAATGCAGAAATGTGGGAAGCAATAGATAGAGAAACATTCAATAAAATGAAAACAGGTAATTGTTGGAAAAGTGGTTTAATAAAAACTTGTTGGTCTTTTGGAAATCGAGGAACAAGTTATATATATAGTAAAATAATAGAAGAAGGTAAATTAAATTTTCACAGAATAATTATTAATGCTTGTGAGAAAAGTAGAATAGAATTTAATAATAAATATAATAAAGAACTAATAACAAATAATGATATTTTATTTATAGAAAATGAAACAAGAAGTGATAGAAGGTTAAGAATAACAAAATTGTTAAGAGGAATAAAGGGTTTTGAAAGAGGAGCACAACATTTACAAAGTTTGCAACGGTTACAACATTTAGAAAAATTAGAAAAATTAGGAAAAATTAAAACAAATAATAAACTTAATATAAGTAATTTAAGTTATGAAAATGTAAATATAATAACTCCAATAAGTGAAACAGTTATATATTTAGATCCACCTTATCAAGGAACAGGAACTTATCAAAACGAAATAGATTATGATAAGTTCCATAAATGGGTTAAGAATAATCCTTACAAAATATATTTAAGTGAATATAATGCACCTTTTAAAGAAGTGTTAAGCATTGAACATAGAACAACAATGTCTGCAACTACAAATAACAAAGTAATAGAAAAATTATATTGTAATAAATAAAAGGATATAGATGATATAATCGAATCCTTAAAATCATTGATAATGATTATTATTATTGTTATCAATATCAAGATATAACCGTATCCCCAAATTCATTGATAATGATTATTATTATTAAGATGTAAAAGCATCTTATTTAAAAAAATAAAAATTAAAACCTTTTAACTTTAAAAATGAAGTATAGAAGAAAAAGCTCCTTCAAAACCCCTAAAATGATTATTTTATAACCTTTAGTTTGATAATAATGTGAAGATATATTTATTTTAATTTTTAAAACATCTATTTTAATGTGGAAGGAGAAAAGTAATGGTGGGGGTTGTAGTGAAAAAAAGTAGGTAGATGTATAAGCACATTATAAGAGTATAGTCTTTTTTCTTTTTTAAATTAAATTATTATATTTTTTATTATAATAGTAATACAAAAACAAAGGAATGAACAATGATACAGATTAATCTGGAAAAATACAAGGCTGACCTAATACCTCAAAAAAGAGGGCATTACTTTAGAACCGAACCAACAAGAAAGTATATGTTAAATAAAAAAACACATCTATTTAATAACTATACAAATGAATATATATCTTATAAAGAACTATTAAAAAATACAAAAAATACAGAAGAAAATGAGAAGAATTTAATTGAAGAAATTAAAAAACTACAAAGAAAAATACAAAATTATAAACAAAGAAAAAAACAAAAAAAAGAAGAAATTGATACAATTTTTATTAATGAAACTCAAGAAAAAATTAACAAATTACAAAAATTAAGAACAACAAAACAATTAACAACTGTTAAAAAAAATAAAGATTTTGGTTCTTTTTTAATATCGTTTTCTGATGAAAAAGTTAAAGAAAATATAAAAAATAATTCTAATTTTAGAAGTGATTTAATTAAAAAAATGGAAGATTATACTCTTATTATTTGTAATAAATTTAATATAAAACCTGTTTCTTTATCACTACATGCTGATGAAGGTTATATAAAAGATGGAGAAGTTTTTTATAATTTACACTTCCATTTATTAACTTATTTAAAGACAGATACATTAAAAAATACTTTATTCAATAAAGAAGATTTAAGACAATTACAAACAGATACTGCTAAATATTTTGAAGATTTTGGTTTTAAAAGAGGACAAAAAAACACACTTAATATTAAATTAAATGAAGCAGAATGGAGGGATGAACATAAAAGAAAAGTAGTAAAAAAGATTAGAAAAACAACAACAATGTTTAAAGAAACTTTTAATAAAGAACAGAAAATAATTGATAATATTATGAAAAAAATGGAAGAATTAATTGATATGGAGTCAAAAATTAATAATGAATTTATACTTATAGAATTAGATAAATTAATTATTAAAAGTAAAGAATTACAATTTAAAAGACTATCTCTGCCACTAATTAAAACACTTTTAAGAAGTAAAAAACTTATACTAAAAATGATTACAATGTATAATAATGAAGCTAAAGTTAATAAATTAATGTATATGATAGAAGATAGAATCGACTCAAAAAATAAACAAATAATTACAAAAAATAAGGACTCAAGATTAGAAAAAATTGATGATGAAATAAAAGAAATTAATAATAAACCTTCTACACAATCAATAGAAAAAACTTTTAATAATACTATTGATGCACACTTACTAAACCCTCAAAACTTACAAAATAAACCAAAATAAAAACTTATTTTTTTACCTTTTTTTTATGATATAATAGATATAATTATATTATATTTAAAGGGTAAATAAAGTGTTATTAACATCAAAAAAAGAAAGACAAGAAGCATTTTTAAATGTGTTTGAAGATAGTAATTGTCAAGTATATACTGCTTCAAAAAAGATAGGGGTTACTCCTTCTACTGTATATTATTGGATGAGGGAAGATAGTGAATTTGCTGAAAAAGTTGTAGATATAAGAGAAAAATTATTAGATTTTGCTGAAGTTCAATTAATGAAAAACATTAAAGAAGGTAAAGAAACTAGCCTTATTTTCTTTTTAAAATGTCAAGGAAAACATAGAGGATATGTTGAAAAAGCAAAAGTAGAATATGAAAAAGATGGTGATAAAAATATAAAATCCATAGAAATAATAGTTGATAATGGTGAAGAAGATCAAGAATAATATAATAAAAATAATAATTTTAGGGTTAATAACAATGGCTAATTTAGAAGCATTTGATAAAGGTTTTGATAAACTTTTACAGGATGAAGGATTTATAAGTGATGATAAAGATGATAGAGGTGGCTATACTAAATATGGTTTAAGTAGTAGAAGTTATGGTGATAAAGTTGAAGGAATTTCTTTAAGTAAAGCAAAAGAAATATATAAAAATGACTTCTGGTTTATTTCTAAATGCGATGAAATTAAAAGTGATATTATATCAATTAAGGTGTTTAATACCTCTGTTAATGTTGGTGTTAAAAGGTCAATAAAGTTCCTTCAAAAAGCAATTAATGATACAATAAAACATAAAAAATTAAAGATAGAACTCTTAAAAGTTGATGGAATGATAGGACAAAAAACTATTAATACAGTTAATAAAATGGGTAAATATAACAGTTATATTTTAAATTATTTTATATTAGAACAAAGTTCTTTTTATATTAAAATAAGTAAAAAATTTAATAATATTAAATATTTAAGAGGGTGGTTGAAGAGAGCTTCTTCTTTAATTTCTGATGACTAAAACTATATATATAAATAAACTTGAGACACTTCATGCTGAATTATATTTAAATTCTTTAAGTGAATATTCTGAAATAAATGATAAAGATTTATGGAATGAAATAGAATTATATGAAGAAAAGTTATTAGAATTAATTGTAAAAGAAGGACAAGAAGACCTCCTTTTTTGGTAATAGGTTTTATACTATTAAAAGTTTTTTTTAAGTTGTTTTAAATGTATTTTAAGTAAGGTTTGAGCAGTTTCTTCTTGTTCTATTTGTTCTTTTTTTAGATTAAATATTTCTTCATCTATTTTATTTTTTTGTAGTATTTTCTTTTCAATGTCTTCACTTATTTTTATAATTGTTTTTGCTACATTTGATATTTTTTCCTCTTGTGTTATGGTTATTTTTGGTTGTAATTCATTCATTAATTGTTCTCTATTAATCATTTTATGTCCTTTTTTTGTTTGGTTATATACATTATAATAATTATTTTAAAATATATGTTTTATGATATAATAAATAAAAAAAAAGGGTTTTTAAAGAATGAATGTTAAATTAAATCTATTAAAACATCAAAAAACATTTTTGTTACATAAACAAAAAATAGGTGGTTTGGTTGCTGGTTTTGGTTCTGGTAAATCATATATAGCCACTATTAAAACAATTCTTTTTAATATACAAAACCCTGGAATTAATAGTGCTTATTACCTTCCAACTTATGCACTTGTAAAAGATATTTGTTTTCAAGTTTTTCCAGAAATATTGGAAAACCACTTCGATATGATTATTGATAGGGATTATCAATTAAATAAATCTTCAAAAGAAATTATTTTTTTTGAATATAATAATAGAATTTTATTTAGAAATATGATGGAACCTGAAACTATTGTTGGGTATGAAAGTGGTTATAGTCTAATCGATGAATGTGATATTTTAAATGAACAAAAAATGGATGTTGTATGGACTAAAATACTTGGAAGAAATAGAAAAAAAACAAAAACTGGGCTACATAATCAAATTGATGTAGTTGGAACTCCAGAAGGTTATAAATGGTTTTATAAGAAGTTTGTGGAACAAAAAAACGATGAAACTATGATTTTAATTAAGGCCAAAACAACTGACAATAAACACCTTCCAAAAGACTTTATTGAAGGTTTAATAGACCAATATGATCCAAAATTATTAGAACAATATATGAATGGTGAATTTGTTAATATTAATGGAAATAACTGTTATTATGAATTTAATAGAGATAAAATGGACTGCGATGAAGATATTGTATATGGTGAAGAATTACATATAGGACAGGATTTTAATGTAGGGGGTTGTTGTTCTGCTGTATATGTTGAAAGAGGAAGCAGATTATATTTATTGGAAGAAATAGTTAGTGATAATACTTTTGAAATAATTGATAATTTAAAAAGAAAATTTCCAAATAATAAAATAACAATGTATCCGGATGCATCTGGTAAAGCAATGAGTTCCAATGCAACTTTGTCTGATGTTTCTTTATTACATAAAGCAGGTTTTAAGATAATAGCACCAACCAGAAATCCAAGAATTATTGATAGAGTTAATGCTGTAAATTCTATTTTGAAAACAGGTAACTTTTATATAAATACTAAAAAATGTCCTAATATAACAAAAGCATTAGAACAACAAGTTTTTGTTAATGGAAAACCTGAAAAATTTGCAGGTGCTGCAACATTGGATGATTATGCTGACGCTATGGGTTATTATATTGCTAATAAACATCATATAACCAAACCAGGTTTTAAAAGTTTTCAAATGAGTTAATATTTTTTTTTTATTATTATTTGATATAATGGGGAAATTAAAAAAAGAAAATACAATAAATAAAGGTTTTACTTATATGGAACAATTTATAAAAGATTATATGGGTGGTTTTATTGGTTTTTTTTTAATTATGAGTAGTATTATTGCTTCTCACGTAAGAAGTATGTTTAAAGAAACTTTAAAAAGAATAAAAGATGTAGAAACAAATACTAAAAAAATAACAGAAATTGAAATAATTTTGAAAGAAATAAAAGAAAAAAATGATAAAGAAGAATTGAAAAAAGAATTGAGAAAAGAATTAAATAAAGAACATAAAGGTCTGGAATAATGTTAAAAAGTTATGAATATACTAAAAATAATATAGAATTAAGAATTGTAAGTAGTCAAAATATGGCAGATTATAAACAAATGCAAGCAGATAATCTTGATGAAATGTTAAATGGAAAACATCCATTCCCACAAGGAACACGAGAAATATTCCTTTTAAAATTAGATATATGGTATAGATTCCTTTTAATGGTGGAAAAATACTTAATTAAAGAACATACTCCAACCCTGACAAATAAACAACTTATTCATATTTTAGACTTGGCAGAAGTTGCTTTTAATAAATATAATACAACTATAAAAGATAATCCAAATGAATTTAATCACAAGATTTTCCCATTATGGACCAAAATACATACACCACTTTTTGAATGTTTTATAAATTATATTAAAATGCAAGTAAATAAAAAGACTTTTTATGCATTAGATAATATAGGTAAAAAACTAATAAAGATTTTAAGGGGAACATTATTTGAATTATTTGAAATAGATAATCTGGAAAAAGGAAAAAAACCTTTTTTAGTTTTTGGAAATATTGAATATGATTTATTAAAAGCAAAATCTTTAAATTTAATTAAGTTTAGATTACAAGAATATAAACTTAAATACAATATTGAAGAAATATATATTAAAAATTTTTGCGATGAAACAGTTCCACAATCTGTTCTAAAAGATTTAGAAAATATTATTAAAATAGATTTTTATACTTCTTTTTCTGGTAAAATTATTTAAAATAAAAAAAATGATATAATGACTAAAAGGAAGAGATTTGGCTGATACTACTGATTACACTGAAGTTGAATTGCATATGTATAAAATGGGTTTAACTATTCAAAAAAATATGTTCGAATCTGATATTATGCTAAAATTAGACCACGTAGAAGTTTTAAATCAACAAATACAAAAATTAAAAACAAATATCTGTAAAATTGATGAAGAACTTGGTTTAGAATGTGAAGATTATACTTCTACTGAATCAGGTGATACAAAGATTTTATAATATAAATATAAAGGACAAAATATGGCTTTAAGTTTAGAACAAATAAAATTATTATTTCCAGATGGTATAAGAGTTCATCAAAACGACAATTTGGAAGATACAGGGCAAATAATTTATAATTGGAACTCTGTAGGAAATCAACAATTTGCTGATAACATCCCTCACTTATTTCACTTTGGGCTGATGATGTATAATGAAGTAGGTTCAGAATATTTCATGGTTGATTGGAATGATGATTGGTATAAAGCACCTGCACAATGGAACAATTACAAGTCTTTTGATAATAACTATACTTCTACTGTTGAAGATTATATTATTAAATATGGAGATGTATTTAATGTAATTGAAGAAGACAAAATCATATTGACGGCTCCAGAAACGTCAGAAAACACTTCTGCTGAAAATACAAACATACAAGGAACAAACATGACAAACGAACAAAACGCACAAGAATTATTAGACCAATTATTAGAAGCATTTAGATTAGTTGGAGCACATACAGGTGTTGAAATTGAATCAAAAGTGCAGGCAGTTCTTGAATCTCACGATTTAGATGTAGATGCAATAAACGCTACTTTAGCATTAATTGACACTGAATTAAAGAAAGATGACCAATCTGAAGTTACAATCCTTAACTCTATTGCTACAAATTTAAGTGAAATTAATGCACTTAAATTAAGAGCTGGTGTTATTGAAACTGCTGCTACTACATTAGAAGCAAAAGTAGATTTAAATAAAGCAAACCAAGACACTAAAAATGGTTTATTAGATTCTGAAGATGTAAGACTTAATGGAGACATTCAAGCAGAAATTAGAGTAAGAAGAGAAGAAATTACAAGAGTTGAAGGTATAGTTTCTGGAAACAAAACTGCAATCGAATCAACTGTTTCAGATTTAAGTGGAGTTGTTTCAGGAAACAAGGCTGCTCAAGATTTAGTAAATAGTGCTCAAACTGTTAAAAATGGTGAATTAGACCAAAAGAACATTGATCAAGATTTAGTTATTACTAATAACAAGACTGCAACTGATGCTGCAATTCTTGCTGAAGTAAATGAAAGAAAATCAGAGGTTTCAAGAGTTGAAGGTATAGTTTCTGGAAACAAAACTGCAATCGAATCAACTGTTAGTTCTTTAACTGATACTGTTGCTGCTAATAAACTTGCTTCTGATACTAAAAACACTGCACTTGATGCAAAGAATTTAGAACAAGATGGTAAAATTGCTAGTAACTTATCTGCAATAGAAGGAAACCAAGCAGAAATAATTAACATTAAATCATCTCTTTCTTCTAGCACTGGGACTTTACAAGATAATTTAGACGCTGAAGTATTAAGAGCTACTGGTGAAGAGGGTAGAATTGAAACTAAATTTGACGCTGTTCAAGTTAGAATGGATGCATACTCTGCTAAATTAGGTGAATTTACTGCTGCATCTGCACTGGCTGCATTTCAAAATGGTATGACACCTCCGGAAGTATAATAGTTAATTAATTTTAATTATTTTCTTTAAAAAAGGAAGGTGGGGTAACCTATCTTCCTTTTTTTTTATTTTTTTATTTTTATTTTTTGATATAATAAACTCTAAAATAAAAAAAAGGGCTCTTTTGAAGTTACTATATAAATTAGATGTTATTGTTAAAAACGATTCTACAAAAACACTCGATGAAGTGTTGGAAACTGCTTTAATATGGGCTAATGAAAGAACTCTTGCTGCACTTAATCAGAGATATTATTATGTTGATGTTTTTGATACAAGAACTAAAAAATATTATAAAGTTTTTTCAGATGAGGCTGCAATAGATAGAGGAATTTCTGGTGATTTACAAAAAATGGAAATATTCTCTGGAGATATAGATGCAACTGTTTATAATTCTTCTTTTAATTTAACAGAAGAACAAAATACAAAATTAATGTCCCTCAAAAATACTAAACAAGCAGTTTTCGATAATTCTTTCGTTGAAGATTTTGAAGATAGATTTGACGATATAAATAAAGAAATAAAAAAAGTTAAAACTACCACTGATAAAGTTGAAACTAATATGCTTTTAAAAAATGATAAAAGATTAAATAACCTTAACAATATAGATAAAAAAATATCTGATATTAAAACACTTAAATTAAAACAAGTTGAAGAATTGTTAATAGAATTTAAAGTTGAACCAACTGATATAGAAAAAATTATTATTAACAATAAAGAAGAAGTTGATCTATCTATAATTGAATATGAATTAAAAGAACTAAATAAAAAAGAAATAGATTTATCTGGAATAAATAAACAATTAACTCTTATAGAAATTGATACTAAAACAAGATTAGAAAATATTAAAAGTGATATTTCTAAAAAAGTAGAACCAAGTGATTTACTACCTGAAACTGATTTAAAACCAATAGAAAATGAATTAAGTAAGATAACAAAAGATTTAGAATTAATTAATAATAATCTTCAAAATAATACAGATATAAATGAAAATAGATTTGATGAAATACTTAATTTCTTAAATGATAATAATATATCTATTGAAGAAATATGGAATTACAATAATAGAAAATTAACATCTTCTTTTTCTGAAGAAAAATTAACAGATGAAGAATTGTTTAAAACATTACCAAAAAGGATTAAATAAATATGGAAATAAGTGAATTACAACGAATAGAAAAAATGAAAGATAGATATAATTGTTATAGTGATAATTATAAAGATTTAGTAGAAAATAAATTAGGTTTAATATATACCAGTTTTCAAAAATTAGGGTTAGATGTGCAATTACATCACTCCACTAATCTATATAAAATGATTATTAATAATATAAGTAAAGTTTATGATTATGGTATTTCAAGACAATTTAAAAATGAAAATTTTAATGACATATATGAAGAATTAGAAGTAGATAAAACTATGAATCAAGTTAATAAATACTTAAATGCGTTTAATGATGTTATATTACAAGTAGGTTGGGATGATGAAGAAGAAGAATTAAAACTTATTATAAGATTACCTCATAAAACAAAAATTGAATGGGTAGATAGAAAAGTATTCTCTGTTTCTTATTTTGTTGAATATGATACAGAAACTAAACAAGAAAAATGGGCTTATTGGTCTAAAACAGAACATTATTACATAACAAAAGACCCTACAAAAAAAGAAGATGGAAAAGAACCTATTGCAGGGAATGAAGAAATGGTTAATCCTTATGGTTTCCTTCCTTTTGTTTTTTTTAATAATGGTTATAGAGATGAAAGTTTTTGGGACATGTATAAAG